TCTGAACTAAATTTTCTTCGAAAAAATGATGCAACTCTTTATCTGATACACTACCATCTTTTTTCATTTGTTTATATTTCTTTTTTGCTTCTTTATATGCTTTTGCATCCTCGGCGCTAAATTTCTTTGATGTCTTGCGATATATCCAATCTATAATACGTCCAAGTAATTCTACTACAGCTGGAATGGCAATCCAAGCACCTTCTTTTAATAAAACTTCTTGAATAGCTTTTTCTTTATCGCCTTTAAACATTGCATCCATATCAATGTCTTTAGGAGCTTCTTCTGCTTCGCCTTCATCTTTATATGCTGTTTGCAATACTTTTATTAATAAATCTTCTGTTTCGTCCTGTGATATTTCTTCTTCGTGTAATGGTGTAAAAATTTCATTGAACATTTGATAATCTTCACGTGTTAATAAACGACGCATTTCTAATTTGAATTGCTGTTCTTTTAATAATGGTGACAATTTCAAAGTAGCCATATCAATCCTTATCTCATTGCTTTCAAATAATCACCTGCCAATTTAGATAATACAGAAAATGATGATCTCATATCATCCATGGTATCATAATTGCCATCTT